TAAAACCACCCGTCAAATCGGGAGACAACCCTCGTAGGGCATCCTTTCTAGCACGAATGGGCGGCAATTCTGGCCCTGAGATGAAAGATGGAAAGCCTACCCGACTTTTACTTTCTCTTAGAGCTTGGGGCGCAACGTCCAAGGAAGACGCTAAAGCAAAGGCTAAAGCGATCTCTAAGAGGAATATGAAGTGAGACCAGTATCTGTCAGTTCAAATCCAACAGCTAACACGCTGACAACTTTGTACACAGTGCCTAAAGGGTACTACGCAAGGGTGGGTTTGATTCACGCCAACAACGCTACTGGCTCAAACAAGCACGTTACTTTTGATTGGGTTGACACTAGCGCAAGCGTTACTGTGAGCGTAATTTATCAATTCACAGTTGCTTCCAAAACCTCATTGTCATTTGGCTTGCCTTTTTACTTTGTAATGGAAGAGGACGATGTTTTAAAAGTGACAACTGAGGCAGGATCAACGATGGCAGTTGTTGCAACATTTGAAATTGAAGGGTCACAACGAACATGACTTACTTAGAACTTGTTAATGACGTTCTCATTCGCTTGCGTGAGTCATCAGTTACTACTGTTGGTGAAACCGCTTACTCTTCTCTGATTGGCAAGTTTGTCAATGATGCAAAACGTCAAATTGAAGATTCCTATAATTGGAATGTGCTGTCTCAGACAATTACAGTTACTACTGTTAGTGCCACAAGCTCTTATTCTTTAACAGGTGCGGGTCAGAAGTTTCGTATCAATGATGCTATTAACACTACCAGTGTTATTACTTTAGATAACACAACTACTGCGGATATGAACCGCAAGCTTAACTTTGGCACACCTTCACAGTCTATTCCTAGCGAGTTCTGCTTTAACGGGGTAGATGGTAGTGGAGACACAAAGATTGACCTGTTTCCTGTTCCTGATGGTGTTTATACACTGAAGTTTGATCTAACCATCCCACAGGCTAATTTGTCTGCTGATGGCACATCTGTTAAGGTTTTGGACTATTTGGTGACTCAAAGTGCCTATGCCCGTGGTTTGATTGAACGTGGTGAAGATGGTGGCACTGCTTCTTCTGAAGCCTACGCCTTGTTTAGAGGGATGCTCTCTGACGCTATTGCATTGGAAAGCACTCGTTATCCTGAAGACAACTTTGTGGCGGTCTAATGTCTAAGCCTCTACAAAGTTACAGTCTCTCAGCACCAGGCTTTTATGGCCTGAATACTGAAGATTCTCCCCTTGATTTAGGGGCTGGCTTTGCTTTGGTTGCGACTAACTGCATCTTGGATCAGTATGGTCGTATTGGTGCTAGAAAAGGCTACACAAGGGTTAACGCTTCCTCTGGTAATCTAGGTGCTAATGATGTGGGTGTTATCCATGAATTAGTGCAAAACGATGGCACTTTGACTGTCTTGTTTGCTGGTAATAACAAACTATTTAAACTTGGTACTGCTAATGCGGTGACTGAGTTGACCTATGGTGGTGGCGGTACTGCTCCTACTATTACTGCATCTAATTGGCAAACTGCATCTTTAAATGGGATTGCATACTTCTTTCAAACAGGTCACGATCCTTTGATCTATGACCCCGCTGTCAGCACAACAACATTTAGACGAGTCTCAGAGAAGTCAGGCTATGCAGGATCAGTTCCATCTGCCAACATTGCCATCTCTGCATTTGGTCGCTTGTGGGTAGCTAATACATCTTCAGACAAAGTAACAGTTACCTTCTCTGATCTGATTGCGGGTCATGTATGGTCTGGTGGTACTTCAGGAAATTTAGATGTCTCCCGTGTATGGCCTAATGGTGCGGATGAAGTAATGGGCTTGGCAGCTCACAATGATTTTTTGTTCATCTTTGGTAAGAGACAGATTCTTGTCTACTCTGGTGCTTCTACTCCCGCCTCTCTTCTTCTATCAGACACAGTAGGCTCTATTGGGTGCATCGCAAGAGATACCATTCAAAGCATTGGCTCTGATGTTGTGTTCTTGTCTGACTCAGGGGTTCGTTCATTGATGAGGACAATCCAAGAGAAGTCTGCGCCACTTAGAGACTTGTCTAAAAATGTTCGCTTTGATCTGAACTCATCATTGTCAGGTGAGACATTGGCTAATCTGAAGTCTGTTTACTCAGAAAAAGAAGCCTTTTACTTGTTAGTTTTACCCGCTACCTTTCAAGTTTATTGCTTTGACACAAAGCAGTCTTTGCAAGATGGTGCTTCACGGGTTACTAAGTGGGACTCAATTGCGCCAACTGCATTGAGGTCACTCAGAAATGGTGATTTGTACATTGGTAAAAATGGTTTCATTGGTAAGTATGGCGGTTACATAGATGACACAACAACTTACCGATTTGCTTACTACACCAACAATGCTGACCTTGGCAACCCAAATCAGATTTCTGTTTTAAAGACTATTTCAGCCATTGTGATTGGTGGCTCAAATCAGTTCTTAACGATCAATTGGGGCTTTGATTATTCTGGTGCTTATCAGGCTCAAAATATTTACATACCTACCCAAGTAAGTTATGAATATGGCATAGGTGAATACAACATTGCTGAGTATACAAGTGGCATCCCAATTAAGACATTGAGAGCAAACGCATCAGGTGCGGGAAAGATTGTCCAGACAGGTTATGAAACAACCATTAACGGCACACAGTTATCCCTACAAAAGATTGAAATTCAAGCCAAAGATGGCAAAATGGCATAAGAGGTAAACCATGAGTAATTACACCAAAACAGTAAACTTTGCGACTAAAGACAACTTATCGCCTGGCAATCCCTTAAAGATTGTCAAAGGCACTGAGATTGACACTGAGTACAACAACATTGCCACTGCTGTTGCGACAAAGACAGATAACTCTGCTGCCGCAATTACTGGCGGTACGATTGATGGTGCGGCTATTGGCGGTACAACCCCAGCAGCGGGTGCGTTCACAACTCTAGCGGCCTCTGGCACAACAACTCTTGCGGGTGCGTTAGTTGGTGCGGCAACTCAAGCGGCATTTAACACTACAACCACTACCTTAAATCTGGGTGGTGCGGCTACTGCTGTGAACATTGGCGCAGCGACAGGAACTGCCACAGTAGCTAACACGACTCTGGCGGCTAAAGCAATTACAGCAAGTACCACTTTGGCGGTGGCGGGTGCAAGTACATTGACAGGTGCTGTTACGGCTTCAAGCACTTTGGGAGTTACTGGTGCAGCAACATTGTCATCAACTTTGGCTGTCACAGGCACTTCAACTTTAACAGGTGCTGTTACGGCAACTGCTGGGGTGACAGGCCCGATCACATCTTCTAGCGTGGCAATTACTGGCGGTTCAATTGTTGGCATTACTGATTTAGCAGTTGCTGACGGAGGAACTGGTGCTTCTACAGCCGCTAATGCAAGAACAAATCTTAGCGCAGCCGCTAGTGGTGCTAACTCTGATATTACGTCAATCACTGGCCTTACAACAGCTTTATCAGTTCTCCAAGGCGGTACAGGAACAACAACACCTAGTATTGTTGCGGGAACTAACGTAACAGTCTCAGGGTCTTGGCCTAACCAAACTATTGCGGCCTCTGGTGGCACAGGCACAGTAACAAGTGTTGCGGCAACAGTCCCAAGTCTTTTCAGCATATCTGGCTCACCAATAACAACTTCTGGCACTTTGGCAATGACCTACTCTGGTACTGCCTTACCTGTTGCAAATGGTGGTACTGGAGAAACTTCCTACACTAATGGTCAACTTCTTATTGGTAATACTACTGGTAACACATTAACTAAGACAACTCTGACTGCGGGTAGTGGCGTAACGATTACGAATGGTACTGGCTCAATAACCATTGCTGCTTCTGGTGGCACAGGCGATGTTGTTGGCCCAGCCTCTGCGACAGATACTGCAATTACTTTATTTGATGGTGCTACAGGTAAGTTAGTGAAGAACAGTTTAGTAACTGTCTCTGGCACAGGTGCAATCACTGCACCGCAAGTTGGTTCTGTAATTCCTTTTTATTATGCTAACCAAGCGGCTTTTCCATCTGCGGCTACTTATCACGGGGCTGTTGCACACAGCCACTCTGATGCTGCAATGTATTTTGCTCACAGCAGTGCGTGGGTCAGGCTACTTGATACTGGTGGGCCATTAGGTACACCTGCAAGCGGTACAGCAACCAATTTGACAGGTCTTCCTTTATCTACAGGCGTAACTGGAACGCTTCCAATAGGCAATGGCGGTACAGGTTTAACAACAACCCCTGCCAATGGTGCTTTGGATATTGGTAATGGAACAGGCTTTACTCGTACAACATTAACAGCGGGTTCAAACGTAACGATTACCAATGCAAGTGGTGCAATAACGATTGCTTCTTCTGGTGCTTCTGCCGCTACGCCTACTGCATTGGGTACTGTGTATGGAAAGACAAATACAACTAATTTAACTTTTGTAGGTTATCAGGCTGGAAATTCAAATACTGGTGAATTTAATACTGCCGTGGGGGTTGAGGCTTTAAAATCTAACACCACAGCAAATTACAACTCTGCTTTAGGTTATACGGCTCTTACAGCAAACACTACAGGTGCATATAACTCCGCCTTTGGTTATTTTGCAGGATTTTCCAATACAACTGGAGGTATAACTGCTTTTGGTGCTGCGGCTCTTGGTGCTAACACTACAGGCTATGCCAATACTGCTGTTGGAGGTTATGACAATGCAACAACTGTACAAGCTGCATTAAGATATAACACGACAGGATTTCAAAATGTAGCAGTTGGTACAGGTGCGCTTACTACAAACACCACTGGCAGTTACAACACCGCTGTGGGTTCAAGTGCTGGTTTTGCGACCACAACTGGTGAATCATCGGTTTTTGTAGGCCAAAATGCTGGAAGAAGTGCCACAACTGGCGGTTCTAATACTATTTTAGGAACTGGTGCTGGATATACAGGTACGGCTTTAACAACTGGCTATAACAATATATATGTTGGAACTAATGCGGCAGCGGCATCAGCGGCAGAAATTTATTCAATTGTTATTGGACAAAATAGCACAAGTAAAGGTAATTCAACTGGCTTTATAAATCCACAAACTGGTGGCGTTTACCAAGGCAACAATTCTTCTTCTTGGTCAACAACATCTGACCAGCGTCTGAAGAAAAACATTGTTGACAACAATATTGGCTTAGACAAAATCAATGCCATTCGGGTGCGTAACTTTGAATATCGTGTTGAAGATGAAATCACAGAACTGCCAATAAACCAAGTTATTAAAAAGCAAGGTGTTCAACTTGGTGTCATTGCTCAAGAATTGCAAGCCGTTTTGCCTGATTGTGTAAAACAAGAATCAACTGGTGTTTTGTCTGTGGATACCGATAATTTGACTTGGTATTTGATTAACGCTGTCAAAGAACTAACAGCCCGTGTCAAACAACTTGAAGGAAACTAATCATGGAAAACCAAACACCAGAACAAATTGCACAGCATTACTCTGCCGCAATGGATAGCGTAAACCTAATAAATGGTGGCAAGCCATCAACGATGACTGACGCTGATTGGGCTGATTGCCTATCACGCAACAAAGAACATTTGAAAATCATGTTGGCTAAAGACTATTGGACAACTGAAGACCTTGCACCATTGCAAGCTGCCTCCGAATAAAAGGAAAATATCATGGCCGTAACGAATCAGCAAATTATAGATTTCTTGCTTACTAATCCAGGCATGAGTGATGCCGATATCGTCAAGGCTATGGAAACGTATGGAGTCTCTCCTGCTCAAATGGCTCAAGCTGTTGGCTTAAAAGAGGGCGAAGTAGCGGCTCGTGCAGCGGTTACTGTACCTAATGGACAGACTATTACACTTGGCGATACTGTTGTTCAGCCTGTATATCAAACTACTGGTTCTGGAATGGATCAGCAAGTTGGTGGACTTGAGAATGTTATTACCTACAAAGCCACTGATAACCAAGCTGGTGGATCGTATACCCAATATACACCTACTGGTGTAGTAGAAAAAACTGGCACTCAACAAGAAGTTAAAAGTGGTCTAAAAGAGTTTGCACTAGGTGCGGCTGTACTCTTTGGATTGCCAACTTTATTGAATGCAGGTGCGGCTACTGGTGCTGCGGCTACTGTTGGCACTACTGGTTTAACAACAGCTGAACTTGCTCAACTTGACTTGGCTTTAGGTGGTGCGGGTGGCACTACTGGTGCAACTACTCTTGCTAATGCTTTGATGACGGGTGCTCCTACTGTTGCAACTACTGCTTTAACTGGTGGTAGTGGATTGATTACAGGTGCTAATGCAGGTATTACTGCTGAATCTGTAGCGTCTCAATTGGCAGCAGCGGGAACTACACCATTAACAGCGGCTGAAATTGCCACATTAACTGCTCAAGATTTAGCTATTGGAGGCGGTGCTTTGGCGGGAACACCACCTGCAACTATACCTGGCTTGCTAACTCCTGCTGCGACTACAACTGCGGCTACAGCACTTACACCTGCCGCTACAACTGCCGCAACCACTACTGCCGCTACAACTGCCGCAACCACTACTGCCGCAAATACCGCCGCTACCGCTGCCGCTACAGGTCTAACCACAGCTAAAGTAGCTGAGTTGTTAAAAATAGGCTTAACAACTGCACAGATTGCTA